AAATCATGCCCACAATCGCAGTCAAACCAGAATTTTTTATGAGAATTTAAAGCATAATCCGCAGGAGATCCTGTATTTTTCGGAGACCAGTATTTAGCTCTAATATGTGAGTCAAATGTTTTCTTTCCAGACATAATAATGTTCTTGTTATGTGAATATAATAATAATACGCATTATTATATTTAATTCAATTTTATTAGGCATATATATTATATGTTTGACAGGGATAGTCTAGTATTTTATTTTATTTTAGCAGTTATTCTAATTGTCTGCTTAAAAATTTATAGAGAATCAGATGCATATAATTTAAAATGTATTATATCTAATGTAGACGGGGAAACATATTGTGTTCGCGATCGAAGCAAATTGGAATTAGCCGCGGACTTGTTAGCTGAAGTAACTCAAAAATGTAAGGAATTAGTATTACACTTAGGTAAAAAATATCCAGAAAACGAAGACGTTCAGCGACTAGTTCAGAAATTCAATCCAACCAAAATATCCGAAACTCTTCCTACTAGCGAATATACCGCATATAGTGAAAACAAAGGTGAAAAGTTAGCATTCTGTTTAAATACTACGAAACCTGGCGACAAACTAATCGACATCAATACGCTTACATTCGTCGCATTACATGAATTAGCTCATATTATGACATTGTCGGAAGGTCATAAACAGATATTTTGGCAACATTTCAAGTTCTTATTGACGGAAGCGAAGGAAATTAATATTTATGTTCCAGTAGATTACAAGAAAAATCCAGAACCATATTGTGGCATGAAAATAACAGATAATCCGTTATATGATTTGGCTTAGTTCCACCTTTTAAAAGGTGGAGCCAAACATGTTAAAGTTTACAATACATTCTTTTTCCACCTTTTAAAAGGTGGAGTCAAACATTTTAAAGTTTACAATACATCTTTTTTCCACCTTTTAAAAGGTGGAGTCAAACATTTTAAAGTTTACAATACAATTCTTTTTTAAAAGTATATTATATATGTCATTATTTCCAATATTTAAAGTCAATAAACTAATAAATAAGGAAGAGACCAATATAATATATGTATTTTCAGGATCAAATTTAGATATAGATGAAGATACTAATGATCTATTTGAAAGAGACCCAGATAATGAGGCATTTGACAAGGTATTTAATAAAGCCGAATTAGACAACATCAAATCTAACAATATTCCTGTAGAATTTGTGAAACAAACGATTCATATTGATGACAGTATTGGCATTATTAAGCTGAAAATATTCGAAGCAATTCGTCGCACCGCATCGATGAGTGAAATCTATTTGTTTTGTTTAAAAAATGAAAAACTTAATCCGATAACCATGTATCAAAATTTAACGCAAAATGATCGTCTACCGTTAACACGTGTGCGCCTAGAACAAATTCTCAAAAACATTTACGACGAAGATGGTGAGCCAATTGACTTTGGACTACCTAAAAAAGATAAATACACATTTGATGACATTCTGAGTTTAGATTTAACGGAAAGAGACTATCTAGTGGCGAAAATTTTAGGGCAAAAATTCGTATTTAACAACGAATATCCATTTATAGCCGACCCCTTTTATGTAACAGAATACGACGCACTGTTAGAGCATTCTAGAAGCGAACTAACATCTCTTAATAATAGTTTGTTGTTAGAAACCTCTGATATATTTAATAATACAATTTTCTTGTGTCTTGCTTCTGATGTGTTTTCCGTTGTCGATAAGATTGAATATGCCAGCAAAATTTACTATCCATTTTTATATCAAGATAGTATTAATACCGTTGAAAAATTAGAAGATGCTCGTGACAAATTAATTGAAACTACGTCAAATAAGTTGACACCGGATGTAGAAAAGGGATTTGAAAGTATAGACATGTTTTATGATGTATTTTTGAATAAAAAACCGTCAAAAAAATTCTCCGAAAAAATAAAAAACACTGGTATTAAATTTATCAAGATCATTATGCATACCGATTTTCAAGTAAAAATACCAATTGATGTCATATTTAAATTAATACATGCGACGCAAGATTTTCCGTTAATTAAATTTAATCCAGAAACTCGTCAGGAAAACATTTATCGTTTATACACGAATCAAATGACATCGGATGGCAGAAAAATCCCCTTCCTAAATAAAGCAATCATTTTTAAATTGGTAAAAAATATAGGAAAGGGTAAATCAGTTGCGGTTTATACTAACATAATGTTTGAAGGAGTTACCTATTATTTCGCATGCGAATTTGCGGATAATGGCTCTATTACGGTATATCCTCTATCTGATTTCGAAACCCCGGTTTCATTCGACAAGAATTCGTTTGACAAGATTGACACCATATTAGGTCTAGCAATGAATCCGTTAATTGAACAAATAAAGCCGTTTTTTGAACAAAGTGGTCTAGATATTCCTTTATTTGTTTCCATTAAATCAGTAAATGTAGAAATTAGAGAATTAACTTATCAGACAGTGTATGCTATTTCTAAACCTATTGATATTTCTAACTACATTGGATGTGTATCTAGTGCTTTTACGATTGAATCTGCTAATTTAAAACAAGGTATTGACATGCGCTTTAAGCGTGTTTCTAATTTCAATAAAAGAGACAGTCAGGAAGCATTTATTATTGAAAAAATAGATCAGGGTTTAAAATTCGACGAAATTGTAGACGAACTTGTTCAAAATTATAATGATGTTACAGATGAGATTGCCGCGGATTTAATTTCCAAAATACGCTCTGAACTGGAAGTAACTCGAGGAGCGAATAGGAGACGCTCTCTAATGATAAAAATAAACCCTGGATTTAAAACGCGAATCTCTTTGAATTCCATTGTTAGCGAGATTACCGTAACCGTTGATGGAATAAATGATATCGCCTATTTGAATACCATACCCGTATACATTGATACATTGGTTCGAATTACTCAGGATATTACTAGTAGTGATATTAAACCGGATGAAATTCGAAAGTTATGCACTGGAAAAGAATTAGAGGATGTAGAATTTGGACAAATTACATCCATATCGGAACAGAGCATTAAAGATAATCAGTTGCCTGATATTCAAGATGAAAGTCCTGTTTATTCAGATGACAAATCGAAACTAGAAGAGACAGCGGATATGGACATTTTAGATTTGTTAGGTTACAATGATTCCGACTCAGAAGGCTCTGAAGTTAAAGGTGGCGAAGGCTCTTCATCTGATGATTCGGGTAAAAGTATCTCTACGGAGGATTTGTCTTCTACTGCGTCTAGTGAAGAACCTAAGCCTAAACCTAAACCAGGACAGGACCCTAAGTCAGAATCAGAATCAGAATCTTCAGGTAAAAGTGTGTCTACTGAAGATTTATCATCTGTTAATGATTTGTCTTCTAGTGAATCTTCTAAGCCAGAACTGAAGCCGCCATCTTTGGCAGAAGATTCAGAATCAGGAAAGAGTGTGTCTACTGAAGATTTGTCTTCTACTGCGTCAGCAAGTGATACTGATCCAAATAAAAATGAATTTCAAGAAAAAACTCCTGTAATACCTTCATCAAAGAAAGATACTTCTGTAAGTGAATCATCGTCTTCGTCTTCATCTTCATCTTCGTCTTCATCTTCATCTTCATCTTCACCTTCACCTTCATCTTCAGCTTCAGATTCGACCGAAAGCTTAGAAGTAAAAGAAGCAGAAGTAAAGGCAGTAAATCCTGTTGTTGAAGTAGAAGTAAATATAAATAAACCACCAACTCCTACGGTATCGGATTCTACGTCTACGGTATCAAACCCAACTCCTACGGTATCAGATTCTACGTCTACGGTAAAAGAAGTGACCCCTGTGGTAAAAGAAGTGATCCCTGTGGTAAAAGAAGATTCGTCACCATCTATAATGGAAGAAATCGAATTAAAACCTAAACCAAAGCAAAAGCCTAAGAAAGAAAAGAAGATTGAAGCCGTGAAAAAAGAGTTAGAAAATACAGTTCGCGATATTACTAACATGAAATTAAGATATCCAAATCCATTTACCGCACGAATAGAGAAAAACGCACCCCAACTCTTTGTCAGAGAAAAGAATGATAAAATTGATGTCTATACAAGAATGTGTCCATTTAGTTTAAGCGACAGACGTCAACCAGTTATTTTAACAAAAGAGGAAAAACAGAATTTAATTGAAGACCATCCTGATCTAAACCAAGAATCCGATTTTATCGAATATAGCACAGATCCAACAGATAGTTCCAAGAAATTTTACTATACTTGTCCCCGCTTTTGGTGTATGCTGACAGACAAAATGGTTACAGAACAAGACATTTTAGACGGCAAGTGTGGTCCAAAAGTAAAGCGAGTAGAAGACGCAATCATTCCAAGAAATGCTGATGTAATTAAAAACGATGGCAGATATGTATACCAGTTTTATGATGACAGTGAAAAAAAATATCCAGGATTCCACAAGAAAAAAACGCCATCAGGATTATGTATTCCTTGCTGCTACAATAAATGGTCGACAGAAGAAATGAAAAATCGCCGCGATCTTTGTCAGGGTAAATTTGATGAAAGTGAGGCTCTTTCTGTTTCGGGGGAAGAAAAGGATTTTGAAGAGCAGCTTAAACGAGATGTTCAAAATGCGGAGAATTATGTGAAAGGTCCAGAAAAATATGGTCCCCAGCTAGGAGAGCATCGATGGGGGTTTTTACCAATTGCGGTTCAAAAATTTCTACATGAAATAAATGAAGATTGTCAAATCAGTAAAATGAATGCGAATCTTAAGCCAAATCACACCTGTATATTGAGACACGGTGTTGAGGTCAATTCTAAGCAATCTTTCATCGCATGTATAGCAAGCGCCATGTTTTATGGTCAACAAGACTCTAAAACTAAACAACCTTTAATTACAAAATACATTCCCAATGCCAAGAATGAAGTTCCTAGTATAGAAGAAATGAAAAGTAAAATAATCATACCGGCCATCGATATAGATAAATTTGTGAAATATCAAAATGGCGATTTAATTACCAGCTTTGCTAATCTGGATTTAGATGTAGATATAAATAAACCCGAATATACTAATTCCAAATTATATAAAAAAACAAAAGATTCCGATGATGAATCTTTGGAGAACCAGCCTCTAGAGTTTTTTACCAGAGTGGTTCAAGCATATGAAACATTCTTAGAATTTTTAGTTGATCCAAAAATTTACATCGATTACACTTATTTATGGGATCTAATATGCACTCCTAATCCTGGATTATTTGAAACAGGGATAAATTTAATCATTTTAGAAATGCCTGAAGATGATGTAACTAACAATATCGAATTAGTCTGTCCTACAAATAAGTATTCGACCCACATATATGACGCCAGAAAACGCAGTTTAATTTTAATAAAACGAGAAAACTATTTTGAACCTATTTACGGATATCATAATAATTTAGATCGAGGTGAAATTCAAATAACCAAGACATTTAGCGAATATGATCGCAAATTGCCGAAAACATTGAAAGCAGTTTTTACCAAAATTATTAAGCCTACGTTGGGTGAAAGATGTAAAGCGCTTCCTAGTAACGGTGAATATACCAAAAAATTCAAACAGCCGGAATTATTAGATACATTAATTACAGAATTAATACACAAAGAGTATACTATTTTAAGTCAAGTTTTGAATTTTCAGGGTAAAGTTATTGGTATACTAACAAAATCACCCACTCTCAAGGAAGGTTTTATACCATGTTATCCGTCTTCTCTTACTCTTTTGAAAAATTCCAAAAAATATGGCAAAAAATCATGCGATCTAAATACAAAATGTGAAATTGATTTTGTTTATATGTCTGATAAAATATGGAAACCTTACGAAGAAACACTTGAATTTTTAAAGGAATATTACGAATCAGCGCACCCGCGATTTGCCGAACCGTTGCCTTTTTATAGAGTTGTTAACAATGAACTAATTATTGGATTCTTAACTAACACAAATCAATTCATTCGAATTTATGATCCTATACCAGTTTCCTCAGTTGATGACAGTATTAGAAAAATCAGTAACGAGGATATGTTAGTTGCTGACATTGAAACACTTACTACATTGAAGGTTGACACAAAACGCACTGATTTTATTAAACGAATCCAACTAGAGACCAACTTTTACAACGTATTCAGAAATACAATTCGCATTTTATTCAATGACTATTCTAATAGTGATAAACGAAAGGCTATCCAAGGGGAATGTAACAAACGATATATCATATATCGACAGCAGCTCAACAAGGTAGTCGAAATGTTACATGATCTTGTCGGAACTAGTATCATTTTTTCGACTTCAGATAAAGGATTCAACTATGAAAATATAAACGAAAATGATATACACAATTGTATTAAACTTTCAAAAGACAAATGCTTAGATAAGGGCGCTGACGCTAGTGATAGTAGCACTAATTCAGGAATTTGTCAAATGACGGATGATACATGCACCCTTGTTCTACCAAAAAATAATTTAATAACTGAAAATGACAATGAAGCATTTTATTATAGTAGAATGGCAGATGAGTTAATTCGATATAACCGAATCAAATCATTCATATTTAAACCGCAAGCATATTTGTCGTTTGGTCAAATTAAATACAATTTGCGCGATAATGAAATCCTAATATTACAGGACTTATTGACTCAAGAGTTTTTCGAAAACTTAATTCCAGCGGATATAAATAAATACGCAAAATATAACACCTATGACACCGCAAATCCGATTACATCTCTGGCTTATAAAGGAGAGGTTGAATTGAATGAAGCAATTAATCCGAATTATGAAAGAGACTGCTTTCCGTCTGATCCAGCGCCAATTAGGTCAGATGAATGGTCACCATGTTTCCCTAAAACATATAAAGAAATCGCATATACAGGCAAGAGTAAAGATTGTGCGTTATATTTGATAATTGATTTAATAAAAGAATTTAAAGGAATCACTTTCACGATAGAAGAAATAAAAGATGCTCTAATAGATGAATATAAATTTTTAACTGAAAATTATAAAGATACAAAAAAAATCACCACTATTATAAATATTTTAAGAGAAGAAGGGCAATTTGACGCAAATCAGCTACAAGATAAAACAATGAATTTTGAGCAAATGATTTTACAAGAAGGATTTGGAGCGGTTAGTTTTGATATGTGGATTTTGTTAGTTAAGTATGAAATACCTTCTATTTTTATTTCTAGTAAGGTTATTCCTGAAACCAGATTTAAGAATAAAGAATTTGTTTGTTATCTAGATGATAAACATGATAGCCGATTTGCTTTTATTGTTATACCTGCCATGTATAAAAGACAAGAATTGAAGAATCCGGAATACAAATTAATTATTGATGATCAAAAACAAGTAAAAATATCATTGAGGGCTTTAAAAGAGGGAGAATGTTTACAGAATGTTGATGAAGCGATAAATAGAGTATACTCTGTCAAAAAATATATCGAGGAAATCTTTGAAAAGCGCAATACAACAAAACATCCTGCTAGAAAACCCGATGCGGTTAATATTGAATTTGTAGAGGTTTCAGAAACGCCTGCGGCTCAAGAACAAAGGTCCACAAAACCAGAAGAACCCAAACTAGTCAAACTTAAAAGAGGTAGAAAATTAAAATCTTCGTTAATACTTAATGAAGATGAGGAAGAAGAAGTAGAAGTAAAAGCAAAAGAAAAAGCTGATATAAAAGCTGATAGTGGTGAATTTGAAGAGATCGAAGTGCCGATTAAACCCGTCAAGGATATAGGTAAAACAAAAAAGAGAAAAAATGCGAAGATCAAGGTAAATCCTCCTGGAAAAACAAGAAAAAACAAGATTGCTCCTGAAAATATAGAATTTGTGGAAGATTCAAATTAAGAATCTTCATAATCAGTATTATATTCACTGTCATCCATATTATTCAATTCATTGGAATAAAATAATTCATCCGGATCAAAGTGTGAACTAACATATCCATGTGGTATCCGATTCGATCTAAAATCGAACATTTTATCACATGCTGTTTTCGAATCAACTGTCACATTGTAAAAATTAATATGATCTGAATTAAATTTAAAGCTAAATGGTTTCCTGTTTATTTTTCTTCTTCTTATTCCAGAGCAGATTTTTCTACCAAACAATGTATTATATTCATAAAATTTTCTTAATTTTATGTGTAACTGTGTTTTATATATTTGTATTTTTTCAGATCCTTTAATACTGTAATGAATTAAATAATAATAAAACAGATAAGGTCGAAATATGTTAACTAACAAATCTTTTGGAAACTCAGCATGAATTGCCAATTTGTTAGTATAAAAGTTTGTTGATAATAGAATTTTAATCGAATTATATAATATGTTACTAGGGCTTGTATATACATATTTTCTAATAGAATACTCTCTTAGAAATGCCTCATTCTTTATATAAAAATTGTGTTTCACAAAAGATTCTAGAAAAAACAAATGTATTATTAATGAAAATTTACATGACCCTTCTTTCATTTTAAAATATATGTTACATAATGTAGCCGTATTGAACTTCTGATTGTTATATGGGTTTTTAGGTGTCATTGGACTAGCGAAAAAATTCGGAGCATTACATATCGCGGTTTCTATAATATTAATCAAATCATTCATACTAAATAAATATCTTGATTTATTTTGTAATAAGACAAAT